CAAGGTGCAGCTTTTTCATTAGTTTTTTCTGGAGATGCTACAACAGGATGGACTTACACGGAGAAATAATATGTCAAATTACGAAGCAACAAAATACGATTTTTCAGGAGCAAACCTTACAGGTATCGAAGGAATTCCTACAGCGACTATTGTGCCGTGGTCTTCTGCATCAGTACCAACAGGTTTCTTAGAGTGTAATGGTCAAGCAGTTTCAAGATCAACTTACTCTGCATTATTTGCAATCGTAGGTACAACTTACGGAGCTGGTGATGGTTCATCTACTTTTCTAGTACCAAATTTACAAGATAACGTAGCAGTTGGAAAATCTAACAATAAAGCTTTAGCATCAACGGGCGGAGCAAACACTGTTGCAGTAACAGCTAGTGGTACTATTGCAGGCTCAACAGCCAATGCATCTTTATCAACAGCTCAGTTAGCTTCGCACTCACACACTGGAGCGGTTAATGGATCTAATGGTAATTCAACACCAGGTCCTTTTAATGGTGCAGTAAGGGGTGCTAATACAGGTAGCACAGGTTCTGGTACTGGTCACTCTCACAACATGAGTGCAAATTTTTCAGGTGCAACAGCAAACCCATCTGTATTGCAACCTTATTTAACAATAATTTACGTAATTAAGACTTAGGAGAAAATATGGCAACAAATGCACAATGGACAGTAATCTTTGAAGATAAAATAGTTATCAAACAAAGTGGCGATGCTGCTGGAACTCCATACACAATTTCTGATAATGATTTTTGGGGTTTAGAAAAATGGAATAATATTTGGGCTATTCAATATGGAACATCAAATCCAAGTGATACTGTAGAATACAGGGATGAAACTCCTCATGCTACTTGGGAAGATGCTAATCTAGGCGACTTTCAAGATTTTATTACTAAATGGGATTCAGCTCATTTAGCTCAATTACAATCTAATTGGGACAATGATAATGTTGAAGGCGAAAGCGAAGCAGATAAAATAGCTAGATTAGGTGCTAGACCTACATCATATTCTTCTTAATTATCGTACCATCATCCAAGAAGTAAGTATATATTTTTCACCCGCAAGAGGTGGATTACCTCTGTGTACATAAGGAAAACCCGCAGGCCAAATAACTATTCTACCTTTTTTAGGTTTTACTCTTTTTGAAAAATGCAAAAATTCTGTTTCACCACCTTCATCAACATCATTTAGATAAACAGAAAAAACAAAAGCACGTGGCTCATTATCAAAACCTTTATTATGTTCAATATGCCAAATGTGGTAACCTTGTGTTGGTAAAGTTTTTTGAATTTTTAAACTTGTGTAATGAAAATCAAGTCTGTAAGCCTCATCAGCCCCTGTATTTTTTATATAATGTTTCCAAGCTATATCAAAATTAAATAGCATAGTTCTTAAATCTTCCCACCAAACATTTACATTAGTATGATTTACAAAATATTGTTGGTCTTGTTTTTCTAATACAGAAGCATTTTCACCACTAATTCTATTTATAGTATTTTTAAATTTATTTTGATCTTCAAATAATTTAATAGCTTTGTTACATTCTTCTTCGGTAATGTAATTATCATACACTCCAATAAAATTGGTTATATTAACTGTTTTTTCTTTCATAATTATGCTACTTTCATTATCTATAAAACTGATATATAACACAATTATGGCCTTAAAAAAAGTAGATTTTGCACCTGGTTTTAATAAACAAAGCGTACCTTCGGCTCTTCCTGGACAGTGGGTAGATGGAGATTTTGTACGTTTTAGGTATACTGCTCCTGAAAAAATAGGTGGTTGGGAACAATTGACCGCTGCATCTAAAACATTACCGGGCGCTGCTAGAGCTCAATTAACTTGGACTTCATTAGCAGGCGAACGTTATGCTGCTATTGGAACGTCTCAAGGTTTGTTTTTATATTATGGTAATGATTTTTTTGACATTACTCCATTAGATACAGCTATTACAGGATGTACTATAACGACTGTTAATGGTTCAAATACTGTAACTATAAATAAAGGATCTCATGGTTTAGCTAAAGGAAGGTATGTAACATTATCTGCTGTAACTGTTACAGGTGCTTCAGATTACACACCAACAGAATTACAACAAGTTTATGAAATACTAACTGTCCCTGATGTAGACAAATTTACAATACAAGCTTCTAGAAATGAAGGAGGCTCAGGTATGACTGCAGCCGGTGCTGCAACTGTTAATCCTTATGTTGAAGTAGGTCCTACTTTTCAAACCGCAGGTTATGGATGGGGAACTTCTTCATATGGTGCTTCTACGTGGGGCACAGAAAGTGATACGAGCGATGTAATTTTAGATCCAGGAAATTGGAGTCTTGATAATTTTGGTCAAGTATTAGTTGCAACTATATTTAATGGTAAAACTTTTACGTGGAATGCTGGAGCATCCGGCGCTCGAGGTATTCGAGCATCATTAACTACATCAGGTTTTGCAACAAGTAACAATCCTACAGCCAGCAGATTTACATTGGTTTCTGACCGAGATAGACATTTGTTTCATTTTGGAACAGAAACAACGATTGGTAATTCATTAACTCAAGACCCTATGTTTGTAAGATTTTCTAATCAAGAAGATTTAAATACTTATCTACCAACTGCTACTAACACCGCAGGTACATTTAGATTAGATACAGGTAACAAAATTACTGCGGCTCTTCAAGGTAAAGATTATGTTTTTGTTTTAACAGATAACGCTGCGTACGTAATTCAATTTGTAGGTCCGCCTTTTACTTTTAGTGTTAGACAAGTTGGCACAAACTGTGGATGTATTGGGCAACATGCAGCTTCTTATGTCAATGGCGCTATATATTGGATGTCTAATGAAGGCGGGTTTTTTATGTATGATGGTACTGTTAAAGCCTTACCTTGTTTAGTTGAAGATTTTGTGTTCACAGTTCAAAATGGAAATTTAGGTCTTAATTTTAATTCATCCGATGTAATTTTTTCTTCACCAAATTCTTTATATACTGAAGTAAATTGGTTTTATCCTAAATCAGGATCTGATCAAATTGATAGATGTGTGACTTACAATTATCAAGAAAATGTTTGGACCACTTCATCATTAGATAGAACTACTTACGCTGATCAAGGTGTATTTGTCAAACCTTATGCAACAGATTACGAATCTACAACCACTCCAGTGTTTCCAGATATACTAGGTATTACCAATTTATACGGAGCATCTATATACTACGCTCATGAAGTAGGAAATGATCAGGTTAATAGTTCAGGCAGAAGCTCAATTAATGCTTTTATTAGATCTGGAGATTTTGATATTGATGATGGTGAATTATTTATGTCTATGAGAAGATTTATGCCTGACTATAAATTCTTAGTGGGCAACTCTAAAGTAACGTTATTTATATCAGATTATCCTTCTGACGTTCAATCTGGTTCACCTTTAGGTCCCTTTACAATAACAACCACTACTGATAAAGTAGATACCAGAGCGAGAGGAAGACTACTATCTTTAAAAATAGAAAATGATGCTGCAGGTGAAACTTGGCGTTATGGTAGTTTTAGAATGGATGCTCAACCAGACGGGAGAAGATAACATGCCACTTACTACAAAAGGTAAAAAAATAATGAAATCTATGAAAGACAGATACGGTAAGAAAAAAGGTAAAACTGTATTTTATGCTTCAAAGAATAAAGGCAAAATAAAAGGTGTAGATAAAACTAGAAAATAATGGCTAAACTAACTAACTATATACCTGAACCTAAACAAGAATATGACGTAGAAAATCAAAGACAAATTATTGAGTCAATGACTACAATGAAACAACAACTTAATTTTTCTTTTCAAGAAGATTTAAAAAATGAACAAGACGCTTTTAATTACTTTTTATCATGACAATACAATATAAAAACGCATCTAAGATATTAGACGGAACGGCTATGACAACTCTTTTAACTATATCTACGTCTGCTATAGCTATTGTAAAATCTGTATATGTATCTAATAACAGCACAGGAGCTGTGTTAGTTAATTGTGATTTAAGAGATTCATCTGCTAGTACAGATGTAGAATTTTTTAGAAAAGACATACCTGCTACAAGCACAGTCAACGCTACAGAACAGGGGTTGAATTTAGAAGCAGGAGATGCTATAAAAGCGCAAGCAGAAACAGCTAATAAACTTGAAGTAGTAGTTAGTTATGCGCTTATAAACAGAGAGAATGAAAACGGATAATATACATAAAATAGATTGCACAACAGTAACAATTTATAGAAACACAAAAACAGGCGAAACGTCTAAAGAGAAAGTAGAGGGTCCTGATATTGTAACCGATGTTACAGTTCACGTCTCACCGAAAGGATTAGATGTTTTCCAGAAAGTTATGAATGAAAATAAGAAACCAAAGCCCTAAAGGCGGAACTGAATTACAATTAGGTTTTCTACATCAATACGTAGATAAAAATTTATTAGATCAAGTACAAATTTGTACTAGCGTACCGGGTAAAGTTCCCATTGATCCTAATAAACTTAATGTACTTTGGCAAAAAAATTCTTACGATCAACCTAATTTATATCCGTGGTTTAAAAATAAAGCTAATCATCACAAATATGATTGGTATGTTTTTAATTCTCATTGGAATTATGAAAAATTTAGAATGATGTTTGGTATCCCTACTGAAAAATGTGTGGTTATTAAAAATGGAGTTGAAAAAATAAAACAATCTCCACATTATGAAAAAGGTAAACCTATTAAAATAATTCATCAGAACACGCCCTGGAGAGGATTATCTGTTTTACTTGGTGCAATGCAATTAATTAAAAACCCATTAATTACTTTAGATGTTTATTCTTCATGCGAAGTTTATGGCAAAGATTTTCATGAACAAAATGATTATAACTATAGAGCATTATATGACCAAGCTGAGTCTTTACCTAATGTAAATTACATTGGATATAAACCAAATGAATATATTAGAGAACATTTACCAAATTATAACATGTATGCTTATCCCAGTATCTTTGAAGAGACTTCTTGTATTTCTTTATTAGAAGCAATGTCTGCGGGTTTATATAGTATTGTAACCGATTATGGAGCTTTGTTTGAAACAGGAGCAGAGTTTCCAATGTATATTCCTTATGACAGTAATTATAAAGCGTTAGCAGAAAAGTTTGCCTATGGTATTTCTGCCGCTGCAGAAACTTTACACGAGCCACAGATACATAGTCATTTAACCACTCAAGCTAATTACACTCAGATATATTATTCTTGGCCTAAGCAAGCTGCTTCGTGGAAAACATTTTTAAAAGGAGCTCTTAATGCCAAAGCCAAATGAACCAATATGGTTTAACGTAGATAAAACCGAAACAGCAAATAATGATACCT